TTTGATTTTGATTTTCCAATATTGAACGTTCTCTTAATTGTTCGTCGTTGTTTTTTATTCCTCTTTGGTTTAGTACGAAACATTTTTTTATTCATATCCTTTTGTTGTAATATAGTTGACTTTTCTCTAATTTTCTCTTTAACCATATTTTCTTTTTCGGCTATATTTTCTACACTTTCAGTTATTGCACCACCCCTTTTAAGAGTCTTATTCATAAGATTTCGATAAGTAGGAAGAGAACCATTTTTTAAACAACCGTATTTTGGAGTCTCTTGTAAAGCTGATACAAATGGTGTTTTCAGCTGAAGAGGATTATTATCAGGAATAGTTGGAAAATTCAAATTTACAATATCATTATTTACTGGCATCACGCCAGGAAGAACCATATTAGATACTTCAGGAACTAATGTCTTATTTTTTAATGTTGTATTTTTAGGTGTTACAGATTGTGTTACAGGTTTACTTTTTACTAAATTATCTAAAAACTGAGTTGCCTTTTCAAATTCATTTCCAAAATTTTCTTTAGCAATAACATTTTTGTCTAAATTATTGTTAAACATATTATCATAATTTTTTTGCTGCTGTTGGCGAATTAATCTCAATAACGAACGTTTTTTTAATGTTTTATCTTTTTGTTTTTCTCTAGAGGTTAATCCAGATTTTATTTTTATTTTTTCACTCGGTTTTTTCTTTTGTCCTCCTTTTTTTGTTTTATTATTAAAATTAGAAACAGAAAATAGATCAGGATTTATAGACAATACTTTTTTCTCACTCATTATATTAATTATATAATAACATTTCCATAAAAAAACTTATTAAATATACATACTATACAAAACACTTTCTTCCTTTTTCGTTTTATTTTTTTTAAAACACGAAAACCCTTTATCGATATCCTGTAAATTTATTTCTTTTTTTGTATCTTCTTTTCCATAAATTCGACGACCGTGACATATTTTTATATTTGTTAATAATATTTCAACATCTCGACCAAAATGCTTAAAATCATCCTTATGTTTTTCAAACCATTCCTTTGATAATGCATTTTCTTGAATTTTCCAACCTTGTTCCAATACCTTTTTTTCAAAAATTTGAAATAACTCTTCCGCATTATAAGAATCTAAATGAAATCGCCATATAAATCTTGATTCTAAACCTTGGTTTGCCTTAAAAAATGTATTTTCTAGTTCCTTTTCATATCCCGCAATAATAACCATTAAATCATGTTTATGATCACTTAATGCTTCACATAATACATCAATACACTCTTTTGAAAATGAATCGTTTTGATCTTTATGTATAAGTGAATAAGCTTCATCAATAAATAATACACCTCCTATACACTCACTAATAACTTTTTTTGTTTTTATAGCTGTTTGACCTAAATACCCAGCAATTAAATCATTTCGTGTGACTTTTCTAAAAATACTTGTCTTCAATACACCTATTTTCGAATATAATTTTCCGATAATTTTAGCTATTTCTGTTTTTCCTGTACCAGGTGGACCAAATAAAACAGTATGTTTGTAATCACTATTATTTTCTCCAATATGTAAATTTTGAATAAAGTAAAAAAGCTGATCTAAAACACTTTCTTTTAATTGTTCCAACCCAACCATATTATTAAGATCTTTTAATTCGTTCTTTATGTCATGCAATAATTTTAAATCAATATTATAATCTGTATCTTCATCATATTCATTTTCATCAATCAAAACAACTAGATCATTCAAATTTTTTATATCTGTATCAATAATCTTATTTTTATTCTTCGATGTCTTTTTATTTTGCTTTATCTTAATATCAGTAAGATGTTTATGTTGCCATTCTAAATAGGAATTATTAATATAATAATCATTAATATCTTTATTATTTAGATAATTAATTTCATAATCTTTTGCAATATTAGATGTTAATGATGCATAATGAATATAATTATATTCAGATTTTTTAGAATAAGAATCTAAAAATTCTATAAACTTTTTTGATTTGTTTATTGACATTTATTCAATTAAACGTATTGTATTTAATACTTTTACAAAATAACTTACATAATAAAAATATCCATATATAATAACTATGGCTCCAATAACTGACCAGCGAAAACTAGCTATACTTTTAATTACAACACATGGAAATTTAGACTCGTCTTATTCATTAGAATCTAACGAAAATATAATTACACATGATGGGCAGTCATTTTCTGTACATAAAATAGATGCTACACGGCGAGGTGTTTGTAATTATATTTCAGATACTTACATGGATCAGATGATTAAACAAATGACTCAGTTTATTAAATCTATACATGAAGAAGAATTAAAAGATGATTGTCCAGATGATAAAAAAGATGATTTATTATGTTTTAATGGTTCAGACAGAAAAAACACACGAAAAATTATAGATTTAAGTAAAACATTGCGTTCTTTTATGATTAAAATTGATCCAGTTAGAAAAGAAACAAAATCTACATCAAAAATACACGCAAAAAAAGGGGAATTTCCTGAAAAAGACCACCTAATGTTTGAACCAAGTGATTGGAAAGACAAAGACTTATCGGATTATTTCAAAAATGTTGATGATACATATACATTAACTAGTTGGCAAGATGGATTTAAATACGAAGATAAACTATATACTCTAGATCGTGCAGAAAAAATAGAAGATGCTGCAAGTCCAGCAAATAATACTATGATTTTATTAAAATCAGACGGTTACGAATATTTATTACCAGAATTTAAAAAATATTTAACACGAAGTTATACTGATAGTGAAAACTATACAATTCGTTTAAGTGAAATTATCGAAGAATTAAAAAGTAAAGAATACACAGATACAATTATCATAGATTTAGCTTGTAATGTAGGAGATAGTGATATATCTACAAGAAGTCTTCTACGTGGACCACCAAGAGGAGGAAAAAAGACAAGAAGAAAAAGAAAAAATCTTTCCAAAAAAAAGAGAAAACAAAAAAGAAAAACACTAAGAAAAAAGAAAAACACTATTTAAATGTTTCTCTAATAAAATATACACAATATGCCACGTATATCCCTGCTATATAATGACAATATGCATGATAGTCTTCATATAAATTAATATTTTTTCCTATAGACACATAATTAATTAATATTTTTAATAAAAGTACTATTATAAAACCTAAACCTATGTATAAATAAAGTACACCTCGATAAATCATATATAAATTTAGTATTATTATTCCAATTATTGCTGCTATTTCTTCTAAATTACATATAACACATTCATAATAATAATGATATATCACAGAAAATGATATGATTATTGTTAATGTTATAGCCATAAATTTATCAATTGCTACCGAATAATAATCGCCTTTATTCGGACCAAGTAACCACCAAATACATGGTATAATGATTGCTATATGCGACAGTATCATATGAGAAAATAGACTTCTATATTTAAGTGCACCATTCTTATCTAATTTGCAAACCATACATCCTCTCTGATTTTTCATGTTATCTAACTATATATAATAACTAGATAATTATTATATACAGCGTTATTTATATTTTCTATATATTTTTGGAATATTCAAAAACAATAAATAAAGAATCAATATTAGTATTTATATAATACCGAATTAAAAACCTAAAAAATTGAAATAACAATTATTAATTATAAACATCAAATCATGGAATATAACTTTAAATCCGCAGAAGTTGGTTTTTCAAATAATTTGGAAACACTTATTCGCGAAAAAAGCGAAATTAAGATGAAAGAAGAAGACACAAGCTTTTTGCTTGATGATCTTGGAAATTATATTGAAGAGCCATATGCAATTATTGAATCTTATTTTGAAGGTCAGTATTTGGAACGGTTAGTTAGACACCAAATAGAATCATATAATCATTTTATTAATTATCAAATTCAAAGGACTATACAGATGTTTAATCCAGTCTTAATTCATTCGGAGAATGATTACGTTGCAGAAAAAGATAAATATTTCTTAGAAATCAATATTTCCTTTGCAAACTTTAAATTATATCCACCTCAAATATATGAAAATAATGGTGCTACAAAAATTATGCTTCCACAAGAAGCTAAATTACGTAATTTTACATACGCATCTACTATGACATTAGACATCAATATTCAATATATTGTACGCAATACCGAAAATATGGACAATCCGAAAATATTTGAAAAAACATTATCAAAAATTAATATCGGAAAGATACCTATTATGTTGAAATCATCTATTTGTGTACTAACACAAAATAAGCAATTAAATAATGAACATACTGGAGAATGTAAAATGGATTGTGGTGGTTACTTCATTATCAAAGGATCTGAGAAAACAGTTCTAGGGCAAGAAAGAGCAGCAGAGAATAGAATCTATTGCTTTGATGGAAAAAATACAACAAAATGGAGCTGGTTTGCAGAAATTAAGTCTGTTCCTGACTTCAAGTGTATTTCTCCCAAGCAGATTGAAATGATGATAGCAAGTAAAAATAATGGTTTTGGTCATGGTCTATTTGTAAGTATTCCAAGAATTAAACAACCTATTGAATTATTTATTCTGTTTCGAGCACTTGGTATTGAAAGTGATAAAGATATTTGCAAACACATCCTCCTTGATATTGAAAATAAAGATCAAGCCCAACTATTAAACTATTTACAAGCCTCTATTATTGATGCAAATAAATATATGTCAAAAGAGGAGTGTATTGATTATATTACAAACTATGCAGCGTTTACACCACTAAATATGGATAAAGAAACAGGAGCTAGAAAAAAGAAAGAATTTACAATCGAAGTATTAGATACTGATTTGTTTCCTCACTGTAAAACTGTTACCCAAAAATTGTATTTACTTGGATATATGGCTAGTAAACTTATTAGAACAAGTCTTGGTAAAATTCCATGCGATGATCGCGATTCTTATGTTAATAAGCGTATTGAATTGACCGGAACACTATTGAATAACTTGTTCAGAAACTATTTTAATAAGCTTGTAAAAGAAATGCAAAAACAAATCGTTCGTGAAATAAATAATGGTTCTTGGAGATCAACAGAAGATTACGAAAATATAATTAATATGACAAATATTTATAAAATAATGAAATCTGCTACTATTGAAAATGGAATTAATAGAGCTTTATCTACTGGTGATTTTAGTATCAAACAATCAAATAGTAGTAAGGTTGGTGTAGCTCAAGTGCTAAGTAGACTTACATATGTTTCCAGTTTAAGCCATTTGAGAAGAATTAATACACCCTTGGAAAAAA